ATTGAGTTCGTCAAGTTCTTCTTGTGAAAGTTTTCCATTGTAATACTCATACTTCTTCAAAGACAAATCTTTGCTTTGGAACTCAAGTGCTTTGAGTTTGCGTCTTTCGTCAAAATAAATTTTGAGATATTTACTGTGTAATTCTGGTATCTTCAGAGATGCGATACCCAACTCTGTGGAGTCAACTGTAGCGTCAAGTCTCCACTCTTCCATCATTTGGTCTAAAGTCATAATAATTCCTCAAGTCAATATTTGCATTCATCATAATAACACATTTAAGGGTAAATGTCAAATGTTTGTTGCTACGTAATAGCCGTAATTGAACACTGCCGTTGATGTAACAAACTCTTGATTGTCTGTAGTCGTGAAGTTCATTTCACCGAGTTCAGTTGGATATACATCAACGAATTCAAATTTTAAATTTGCATTGTTTGAATTTGATTTTATGAATAACGTTGCGTCAGATGTAGTGCTGGTAACAGAGCCTGGTTTGCCTGTGAGTGTTCCTATTTTGTTGTATCCAACTGGATTGCCTAGCTGTGTCATCCAATTATATAGTTCTAGCCAAGACTTCATGTCTTCATCAACAAGAAACGTCAATGAGAGTGAAGCAAAAGTAATTTGATTTCCTGGAATACTTACCGCAGAGAATGGTGTATTGATTGAACTAGATTGCAGTGAAAGTCCAGGTAAATTCACTCCCTGCACTAGATACGTGAAATTAGGAATTCTCTTAAGAATAAAATCAAATTTGTTATTTGAAAGATAACTTCTATTTACGGGTGTTGTTGTTAGCGTAGCCATATTGTCTCCTCTTGTCTTCTATTTATGCAGACAAAAAAAGAGGGCCCTGAGGCCCTCTTTTAAATACCGATGTATCTCGGCTTAATCAATTACATCAAGTTAGTAATTGCGATTCTACGATAGTAGATGTTCTTGTTAGCGAACGTTAATGTACCATCACGTGCGTCGGTTGCGAATGGGTTTGCGACCATACCGTAACGTGTCTTGAAGCCGATCTTTGGTTGGAATGTGTCTTGACCAACTGCACGAACCATTTGCAATGGAACGTATGGGCAGTAGAACAAGCCAGCATCAAAAGCGGAAGTGCCTTTGTAACCGACTGTTGCATAGTGTGTACCAGATGTTGCGGCAAAGTATGGATCGATGTAAACCTTGATACGACCATTCAATACACCAGCGAATGTGTTGCCTGTGTCATCAACTTGCAAGTTGTTTGCAAGTGCTGGAGTGTAATCAAGAACACCAGCCATTTGCAATGCAGATGCTACGTCTGAAGAGCAAATCAAGATGTTACCTTTACCACGGCGAGTTGCCTTAGCAATAGCGTTAGATTCACGTTCGATTTGGAACATCAAGCCTTTGAACTTCTCAACAGACCAACGACCGTTAGCATCAACGTCAAGGTTGAATGTACCAGAAGTTGTTACGTTTTCTTGTGCGCCAACTGTAGCTGTCAAGTTGATTGTACGAACAACTTCACGGTTAATTTCAGCCAAGATTTCTGTAGAAAGAATGTTTGCTAATTCTTGTTCAGCGTCAAGACCATGAACTGCTTTCAAGTCTTGTGCAAGTTCCATTGTGTATTCTGCTTTCAACGCACGGCTCTTAGCAGTAACAGCAATCTTTTCGATGGAGAATGCCATCTCTTGGAATGCATTACCGGCTGCGTCACCCAATGCTTCAGCCGCGGCTGTAGTCATACCTGTACCACGTGTGTACTCTGTGCCGTTAGACAAGTCAGCTGGTGAAGAACCAGTTTGAACAGCCAAGTTACCTGTACCAGTAGAAGAGAACTGTGTGTTAGCTTCGTTGAACAATGCTTCTGTGCCACCCTGTGTAGAGAAGCGGCTACGCATTGCAAAGATCAAGCCTGTTGGACCTGTCATTGGCTGAACACCGCAAATGTCGTATGCGATTAAGTTTGGTGCAGAACGGCGAACCAAGCTAATCAATACTGGATCATAAATGTCGATTCCGCCAGTTGATGCATCAGATGAAGATGCGCCCATGCTGTTAGCTGGTGCGGCTTCAGAAAGCAAAGATGTTTGGTTGCGATAACCACCAGAACCCTGTGCATCTTCACGGCAAGCACGTTCTTGGTTCTCAAGAAGTTGCGCCGTTACGGAACGCTTGTGGGAATCCTTGATTGAAGCTAGATCGCCGTGGTCAAGAACTGGTGCCCATTTTTTTAAAAGATTTTCTACGCTCATGTTTTTCTCCTTTGAGTATTGTTTAATTTATTTATAAAAACTTATTTCTTCAGTGTTCTAGAAATATTTTGTACATAGTGGTTCATCACTGGTGTGAAAGATTCTTCAATGCTTGAAGTGTCATCGTCCAATGGAGCCGCTTTTTTAACTGTATCTTGTGTAGATTCATCAAAATATTTCTTCTTTGTTAGAAGAAGTTTTTCCTTATAATCTTGTTCAGAAACGAATTCAATGCCTTCAGCTAACGACTTCAACTTTGCAGATTGAACTTCGCTAAGACCTTCAGACACGTTGTTTAGAATATTTTCTTTTTTGTAAATGTTGATCTGTGCATTCAAGTTTGCATTTTCTGTAACTGCTTTGTCCAATTCAGATTCAAGCACTTCAACTTGTTCCGCAAATTCCTCAACGACATTTACTTTATCTTCTGGAATGTCAACATAGTGTTCAGTGAATAGATTTTTAAGTCCAATCATGAAATCTTCAGCCAACTCAGCTTTGATACCCTTTTCAATAGCTAGTTTGTTGTCTTCCATCCACTCAGTAACAACGTACTCGAGGTATTCGTCAACTTTTGTGACCAAGTTTTCGTTGATCGATTTGACTTCTTCTTCGAGTTTAGTAGAGTATTCTTCTTCCAATGCTACTTTAGCATCTTCTACTTTAGCAAAAATTGCCGCTTCGAAAATAGCTTTAGCGTTGCTCTTGAATTCTTCAGAAAGGGATTCGCCAGAGAAAATAGCATCAATGTCTTCTTTCATCTTTTCTTTAGACATTTTTTCCTTCATCATTTTCTCTTTTGCCATCTTCTCTTTCATCATCTTTTCTTCGTCATCATATTCTTCTTCGTCATCAGAATTCATCTCTTTAGACTTTTTCTTTTCGATGGCTGCTTTTAACGCTGGTGGAAGTTCTCCTTCCAACAACTCATCATCTTTGTTATTTACATCACTCATAGTAGGTCTCCTTTGTACGATATTTAAAATTTATTGGTATACTGTATTTATACAAAATTATAGTTTGGACATGAAGTCTTTAAATACTTTTATCATGTTTTCTTCTAAATCTTTCTTAGAAGACTTCTCAATGACTTGTCTCTGTGATGAAATATCGGCCTCTTTAATGATTCCGTTATCCCAAACCCATGCTTTGTTTTCCATGATACCACGAACATATGCATCAGGCGCTGAAGGGTCCGCTACAATGTCTGCACATGTAGCCAGATAGAAATCGTTACCCACAACTTTAACGCCGTTCTTGCCTTCAACTAGGCTACCCAAACCACGTGTCGATACGCCCACAACAGCACCTTCAGCCATCAAATTCTTTACGATATTGCCGTATGGTGTGTCCATAATTTTCGCTTTGCCGATAAAGTTATTACCGTCTTGACGCAAACTCTTAGTAATGTGTGATACACGCTCTAGGTTAATTGTAGGGCCATCTGGATGTCCTAGTTCGCCATAAGCACGATTCTTCATTACATACTCAGCAACATATCTATCTGTTTCTTTTTGTAATACTTCTAGCGGATACATTCTCTTATTTCTATTCTCTTGTTCCGCTTGCATGAAGATGCCTTCAATGTAAAAATTCTTACCGCCAGCTTCGTTAGCTTCAGTAATGATATTTACTTGTTCGTTGATTTCTGTGATTAGTCTCATTTTAGTCCCGCCGATGTTCTTTTTTTAAGTGATTTTTGTCTTTTACGTAAAGCCATTGCAAGTTTTGGCGCACGTTTTCTAGCCGCTTTAATTTGAGCAAGTCTACGATGCATTTTTTCTTGTGAAGACATTCTTACAAGTTTGCCTCCTAAAACTTTATATCCAGGCGTTGCTGATACAACTTTTCTACGCTGAACAACTCCAGCACGTACTCGATTAACTTTAGCAATTCTAGCTTCTTCTACTTCTTCTTCAGAGAGAGATATAAAGTCTTTGAACTTCAACATATTATGGACTTACACCATCATCGGTAGTTTCACGGCTAGCATAACCAGCAGTCTTCTTGCCTTCCATAACAATTGTGTATGTTGCACCCGCAACAAAGCCCAATGTTGATAGGTAAATGTCGCCAGTTGTGTTTGCTGTTGTATTCACGAATGGTGTTGTTAGATTTGTTGCTAAATCAAATGTACCAGTTCCAGTTAAGATTGCGAATGTGTTTGCGCCTGTTCCGCCCCACATCAATTTAACTTTAGAGTTTGCGCCTGCAATAGTCCAAGCAATCTTGTTAACTGTCAATCTCTGTGATGCGCCATCGCCTGTAGATGCAATCAAAGTATTTGCATTAACTTTTCTAACGTTAGTTTCACCACCACCATCTGATTCGTTTGTGAACGCAAACGCCCACGCTGATGCATGGTCTTTTAATTTTGTTGAGGTTACTGAATCTGCCATTTTATTCTTCCGTCATAGTTTTTGCGAATGCTAAAAGTACTTCAACATCTTCTTCTAACTGATTCAAAAAGATTTCTTGGTTGCTTTCGTCTAACTGATCGTAAAGATTAGAAAGTAACTCAACGTCTTCTTTCTTTAAAGCACCACGTGCCTGTGCCGCTTTAAGCATAGCAACTCTATCCTGATAACCTTTAATACCAGGTTTGATATCTTTAGCGGCTTTCTTTTCGGCTGCGTTAGGATTACTAACGTGTTTCATTGTAGTCTTGTTCTGATGGCTAGGAACTTCTTCACCAAAAGCCTGCTTGTTATCAAGCCTATTGCCTTTAGTTTTGACTTCATCATTCGCATATGCCATTTTATTGGCAATGCCGTCTTTATACTTAACACGCTCTACTTCATCCAATTGAATGAAAGATTTAAAGGTTTTCATCTACGTTTTCCTCTGAACTTGATTTGAATTCTTCACTGTCAGATGCGACTTCTGCTTCGCTATCTTTGAAAATTGACCCAGCTAATTCCATTCTTTTAACTTCAATGTGATTCTGAATCTTGTCATTCAATGCATCAAGAATAGAGTTTTTGAACTCTGAAGGTCTTGCATCGTATGCGTGTTGGATTGCTGTCTGAATATTTTCCATAGTGTATCTCCTTTTGTTTATTTATAAAATCTTAAAATTCGGGTTATATTGAAAGCATGTATGATGAATTGCTGATGCAAGTATATTTAAATGTGTACTTTTCGGCAAATTCGCTGACTGGATAGCTGTATAAATTCGGTATTCCAGTTAATTTAGTGTTTTCAAATTCTGAAAGTACTCTGTCTTCTACATAAGCCATTTTTAGTGTTTCGAATTTCCATCCAGCATATCGTATAACATCATTAGTTTCTGGTGCATTTTCAACAATAATGTCTCCAACGTTCAGTTTTGTTAGAGTTATATTGAATCCGACTGTGACAGAATTTGCTGATGGTAAAGTAATTAATATATCAGATTCGTTGTCACATACCATAGTTGTGTTGAATCTTTCTTCCGTAATTGACGATGCTGATGTGAATGTTTTATCAGATAGACTATTAATTGTATTTCCGCTAAAGCCAGATAATCGTAAATCTTTAAATCTAGTTGTTTTGAATATGTTCAATCCACTGTCAGAAGATGTGATTGCTGTATCTAACGTAATTGTAGATATGTCTTCAAATGTAAGATTTTTATTACCAACTTTTGTTTGTGGTGGCAAATTAATCGTTGATCCATTTGCGCTAAGTTGTGCGCCACCCAAATTAATTGTATTGCCACTTAGATATAAATCTCTGAATCTTGCCGTTGGCCTTCCTAAATCATATGTAACGTTTGCTGAAGGAATCACATGTTGAACAGTTGTGTTTCCTGTTACTGTTACTCCTGCAAACGAAACTGTGTTTGATGTATTAAGATTTTGATCGTATGTTACTGAATTTGTTGCGGCTGTTGTTTGTACTGTACTATCTGGGAATGTTAATGTACCATCTTCATTGAATGTCCAGTTTTGTGATACTCCTCCAGTATTAGCCCTAATTTGAACGTTTGTGTGGGCGTATAATTCAGCAGACACCAACCCCATAAACAATGCAGTAGAATCATCACCAGTAGTTGTTAGATATGCGGCGTTGGCTCCGTAAGTAGTAAAATCTAGTTTAGCATTTCCTAATCCACTAATTGGTCCTGCTAATGTTAAGTTGCCATTTGCGCTAAGGCTAACTATACTATCACCGTTGACTAATTGGCTGGTGCCAGTGTTTGCTTTTGCAAATGCAGAGTTAGCTGTAGAGAATGCACTATTAGCAATTGAACGTGCCACGTTATCGGTACCACCACCAGTGTTGGCTTGTGCAAATGCCGACTGTGCAATACTTAATGCAGAGTTTGCTTGCAAAAATGCACTAGCCGCTTGATTGTTTGCTGTTGCCGCATTTGTAGTAGCGGTGTTGGCTTGTGCAAAAGCAGAGTTTGATATGCTTCTGGCAAGTGGATCAATTTGAGTATCACTTACTATAGTGTTAGCAAAATCATAAGCAGACTGTGCTAGAGTTGTGGCTGTGTTTGCTTTAGAGAATGCACTAGCGGCTTGATTGTTAGCAGTAGCGGCATTTGATGTTGCTGTGTTGGCTTGATTGAATGCGCTGTTTGCTATTGAACGTGCTAAATCATCTGTTCCAGCCGCACCACCAGTATTCGCTTGTGCAAATGCTGATTGTGCAATACTAAGTGCTGAGTTTGCTTCTGCATATGCATTGTTAGCAGTTGACCAAACTAGATTGACTGTCGTGTTAACGGCATAGCCAGCAAGACTAATTGTATTTGCGTAATTGTATGCGGCTTGTGCTAATGTAGTTCCAGTATTAGCTTGAATGTATGATGCATTAGCTGTAGAGAATGCGCTGTTGGCTTGCAAGTATGCTAGATTGGCTGTGTTCCATGCATTGGTCGCTCTTGTTCTTGCAATGTTATCTACTGTACCACCACCGCCACCAGATTGTTCTACAAATACAAATTTCTTTGATGCATCATCATACGATAGAACATAACCATCAGTAATGCTATCTCTATCAACGTCATCTAAGTAGCGTAGATTAACTTCACCCGAACCAGTTGATTTCCATGCATCGTTTGGACCATTTTTGAGAATAGCGGCATTGACTTTTGTTTTGAATGCGCTAACATCTTTCTGAACATTATCAATAAACTTCTGAAACTTTTCTTCAACGGGTTTTATGTCTGCGTCTTTACCATCTTTACCTGGAATCCCTTGAATACCTTGTGGTCCAATCTCGCCTCTTGGTCCGACTGATCCTTGAATTCCCTGTCGACCGTTTTCTCCACGCTCTCCTCTTTCTCCTCGCTCGCCCTTTTCTCCTGTGTCACCCTTGGCACCACGCTCGCCTTGAATTCCCTGTTGCCCGGTAAGTCCAATGGGACCAATTTCGCCTGCTTTTCCATCTCTTCCGTCCAGACCATTTTTGCCATCTTCGCCCCTATCGCCTTTCAGCCCTTGCGGACCACGTTCACCAGCAATGCCTTGCGGACCAACTTCGCCTGTGTCTCCCTTGTCGCCTTTTATTCCCTGCGGACCTTCGGGCCCGATTTCTCCCTGTTGACCAACATCACCTTTTTCACCACGTTCGCCAACATCGCCCTTGTCACCTTTGTCACCCTTAGAACCCTGTGCGCCGGTTGCACCAAGGGCTCCACGTGGGCCGACTGGACCAGGAACTTGCTCAATGATAACTTCGGTTGCTTTTTCTTCTAGAAGAGATGTAAATTCTTTTTTAAGTTTTTGTATCTCTTGTCTTGTATATGCTACAGATGTTGCAACAGAAACTGCTTCGCTGAGAGTGCTAAGATTAGTTTCCTTCTTTGTCACCTTTGGCCTCTTCAACTAGTGTTCCAAAAAATGCAGTCATAGATTTAGCCAATTCTCTTTGGTCTGCGTCATCAATTTTTCTAGCTTCAGTAGTTTCATCTTTCTTAACACTTACAACAAGTTGTTGTGGTGCTGGCGCTGGTGGCGCTGGTTCTTTTTCAACAGGCGATTCTTCACCATCCATATTTGCTCTATCTTCTTCCATCTCTTCATCCATCTGCTTAATGTCATCTTCGCTTTGATGAAGAATATTTTTTCTGATATAGTTGATTGAGAAATACTTGCCAACGTAGCCATCAATATCAGATAGAACACCTAAACGTTCTTTCATGAGTTCAGCATTTTTCAATTCTGCAAAGTGTGCATCAGACTGATAGTCATAGCTGATTTCTTCTTGCATTTGTTGCCACTCTTTGCGAGTACAAACACCTTTAAGTAAAAGCTGTGTCTCAAGCATCTTGTCAAACAAGTGTGAGAATCTTAGACGCAAACGTGAAATGAATTTACCAAACTTCAATTCATCTCTAGTGATTTCTGAAGCACGACCTAAAGAAAATCCATTGTCAGATTCTATGCGAGAAACTGGAACGTTCAATGACTTAAACATTTTCTTTTGAAAGTACAATACATCATCAATTTCGCCTAGATTTTGACCGCCCTGTAATGTAGTGATCTCAGTGCCTTTGCCACCTTCTCTACGTGGCAACCAGAAGTCTTCTAGCATTGTCTGAAATCTTCTATCGTCACGAATCTCACCAGTCTGTGCATCATAGACAAGTTTGTTTTTATACTTTTGCATGACTTCACGTAAGTACTGTTCAGCCTTCATCTTAGGCAAGTTACCTACGTCAATGTAAAAGATTCTACGTTCTGGCGCTCTTGAAATACGATAGATAACAGTCGCATCTTCAAGCATACGTAATTGATTGAGTGGCTTAATTGCTTTGTGTAGATGTGATACGATTACTTTGCCATCTTTGTCTGTGATGCCAGAGTTTGTGTAGCAGACTGCATCAACCGCAATCTTGATACCTTGAGAACCATCTCTAGCAAAACCTTTATCCGAGTAAACAAAATATTCGTGATATTTCTGTGTCATGTCTGCTACATTTGCACGACTGTCTTTTCGTTTGTCTTCACGAACTTTGCGAATCTTGCGTGGATCAATGTAACGAACTTCTTTCAATCCTGCCCTAGGATTCTTTTCGTCAATTACCATGTGATAATACAATCGACCATCAACGTACCATCTACGGAAAATGTCGTAGCCTTGATTGTTAAAGTCGAGTAGCTTCATGACGTAATAGAATTCGTCACGAATCATTTTCTTGATTGCTTCTGGTTGTTCGAGTTTATCTAAGATGATTTGAACTGGATAGTCACCGTCTTCGAACACTAGTGACTCATTAACAATATCTTCAATAGCGGCATCACATTCAGGCTGAAGTGCCATCTCACGATATTTTCTAATTAAGTCTGCGTCTGTTCTTATCTGTCCCTCAAGGTCCATGTATGTGCCATAGACACCACCGCCTGAGATTGCCACTGATCCATCATCATCAGTTTGTGGAACAAAAGATTTTAACTGTTCCGCCTCAACATCATCTTTACCAATCTTATATCCAAAAAGTTTTATCGCCATATTTTATTCTCTCTAAAAAGAAATGGGGGCGTAATAGCCCCCATTGTTGACACTATTACGCAATTATTTATGTTGCGTAAATTTCATTCAATTTAGAAATTTATACTGATAATGACAGATCAGCCCGATCACTAAATTGATCCGTTGCATTACCAGCTTTAAGGTAGTGATATTGGAAGTTTACTGTAAATTCTGATAGTGTATCTGTACTGTCAAAAGACAAATCTACTGCGCTAACGTCTGTTGGAAATGCATCGTTCAATTGATACTGTCTAGAAATTGTGTTATTACTTTTTAAGTGCATACATTTAATGTCTTTATAGTAATCTTGAACTGTTGATTTTGTCTGTGAATCGTAATTTCCTCTTGAAATTGCATTCACCCAAGCATTGAATGCACGGCGCAATACTTGGTTTTCATCGTTTATAATAGTAACTGTCCAGTCAGCAAATGTTCTGTCACCAGGAATTTTAATTCTTCTACCTGCTCTGAATGGCACTTCAATTGTACCTACTGTAAAACCAGGAACTGCTGCCGCTTTACACATAACTTTAGTTGTGCCTTCAATGCCGGAAGGTAAATCTGATGCCGCAATGCTACCGGGTTCGCTGGATGATACCAAATTTGTTGGAAATGCAATTTCAATTTCAAATAGATTTGCTCTAGCGCCTCTATTTAACGCTGTTTTTAATTGTTGTATTGATGCGAATGCCATTTTTCATTATCCTTTAGCTAGTGTTGGAATTGCGACATCGCCATCTGCGATAAAACCATTTTCAAAGTAGTCGTATGTCCATGTTACAGTAAAATCTTCAACTGCATCTGTGGTGTCATAAGACAAATCAATGGCTGAAATGTCGCTAGGCCAGCAATTTTTTAATCTATAACTTCCATTAGGAACTGAACTTCCATCTTCTCTCAATTGATAGATCATTACTGTCCCGTATAGACCAGCTGGTGTAGTTTGTGTAGCGCCTATATTGGCGGCTCTGTTGCCTAGGGTGCTTGAAATCTCATAGTTAGTTTTAACAATATTGTTTTGCCAACTTTCCATTAAACTACGGAGTTTAAAGTTTTCGTCATTTAAAATGGTTGAAGTCCATTCAGCGAATGTTCTATCTCCACCCATTTTCAATCTACGGCCGCCATTCATTGGAATTTCAATTGTTCCTAATGTAGCAGACGGCAACGAACCTGATCTGCATAGATATTCGAAACTTGCGAAATCAGCGGCCGTAAAGCCAGTTGGTGGTGTCACTTGAACCTTAAACAGATTCGGTCTAGAACCGGCTCCTATAGACTCTCTAAACCTTGTTACTGAAAATTCTGCCATTTTATTCTCCTTTATTATGTTCTGTAATTATTTATCCTGCGATTTCATTGAATGTAGCAGTACCTCTTACAGACACAAAGTTAAGTTGAATAAAGTTAACAGAGCGAATTGGCTGTACGAATATATCGCAAACAAATTCGTTAGCATTTACAACATCTTCTGGGTTGTTGCTTTCGTCACAAACAACTCTGAATGCGGCTAGACCACGGCGTGCCTGAACGCTTCTTAAGAATGGAACCACTAAGTTAACAAAGTTTGATCTTGTAGTCTCATCGTTCTGGTCGAACAATACGTTGTCGGCTGCTTCACCAATTGTGTCTTGTAGTGCAATAAACAATCTACGAACGTTGATTCTATTTGTAGATGTATTTCTTGTCACGAATGTCTTGTCACCAAACAATACTGTGCCACGACCAACTTGTGTGATTACTGGATTAACAGCAATTTTATACAATGTGTCACGCTCTGCTTGTGTTGGATTGAATGCCAAACGAACTAGATTCTGGATACGACCGTTGTTGAAGCCAGCTGGAGACAACCATGACTCTTGATTCAAGTCGTTACGTGCCATGCAACCTGCAACGTCAGCATTCAATGGAACATAAACGTATGTGTCATTGTATTTGTCGTATTGGTATTTCCATCCGCTGTCTGCAATTGCGTATGTAGAACGTGTAACTGTACCAGCCCATGTAGAGATTGCACTCGCTTCTGCGCCTGCGTTGTTAACAACGTTTGCTCTCAATGGAGAAATACACACAACAACGTCTTTTCTAACTTCAGCGATATCACCGATGATTCTGTTTACAACAGTCGCATTGCCTTGACCAGCAAAGATGATTGTTGCAGGAACTTCAGACTTGTTTGCATACTTCAAGTAGCCATTAGCACGATCACCATCAGTTACAGCCGCACCATCAGAACCGCCATTGAAGTCATAGTTCTTAACAGTAGTTACTGAAGTGTATGTTGTTGGTACACCGTTTGCAGTTGTAAGGTTGTTACCCCAATTTGCGCCGGCGCTGTCGTGATCTGTCCAACGAATCCATGCTGAACGCTCATTGATGAGGTCTTTGTAGTAGTTGTTACCGCCGTTTTCTGCTCTTGCATTACCTGCCTTAGATGTGCTTGCGTACTTTTCTAAAACTGTGTTTGCTGTGCCTGTGATTAAGCCAAGTTTGTCAACAACAACAACGTGCATTTCGTCACCAACTGCGCCAACTGATGCCGCTTGTAGTGATGTGCCTGGAGCGCCATCAAATTCATCAAAGAATTCCCAACGGCGAGTTGCTGATACAGCAGATGCGCCAGTTAAGTGTGGAGATCCAATTGTAAGAGATGTTGTGTTCGCAATTGCAGTAACTCTAGAAGAACGACCACCTAAAACGATGAAATCGCCAACTTGCAATTCTGTGTTTGCCGCAGAGCCAACGCCTGTAACTGTTGTACCGCCTGCCGCTACAGTGAATGTACCACTTAATGCGCTAGTGTATGCAGTTGCGCTTGGGCAAGTAGACACTTTAAGCGAATTACCTAAAGCACCAGCATACTTTGCAATGAAAGGACCAATGTTGAACGATGATGTCTCGATATATGCATCGTCATTTTTAACTAATTGGCCAAGACCAACGCCACCAGAACCAGTTGCTGTTTCTGTTGTTGCATTCAATGCAGTGTTTGCAACACGCACAATGAAAAGTGGTGAAGAGTAACCTAAAAAGTTTGCGGCTGACAAGAAATCAACTACGTTTGTTGTAGATGGCTTGCCGAATTCAGACACTAATTGATTTTCGTTTGCAATTTGAGTCGCAACTTCGATAGGACCCCAAGTAAACTGTCCAGAAAACGCACCGATTGTAGATGTTGTTGATTGATTAGACGTTACCAAATCTTGTTCGGTGATCTTAACGCCTGGTGAAATTAGACTTATAGCCATTGAATTCTCCTTGTTATAATGATGTGGGTTTGTTTAATTTATTTATAAAAAATCAGATTTCTGATAGCTGTCTACTTGCCAGACTTGACCGCTTCCATCAACCATTTGATTATCATCTTCACCGTTATTTATAAAGCCAAAGGGCGTGACTTCTTCTTCAATCATTTTGATTCTTGCATCATATAATTCTTTTCGAATATTAATATTCGTCAATTCTTTAAAGTATGTGTTTGTTGTGAGCCAAGAAAACAACACCAAAGGCATAACTAAGTCATCATGATAGCCTTCATCAGCAGAATAACTACTTCTTTTCTGAATGAATGTTGATATTTCTGAAATTGTGTCTGCATCGTTGATGATGAGTTTCTTTTCTTCGACCATTGACTTAAAGTTAGAACAACCGATGCGTTTCACTTTTTTGTCTGTGATTACACCGAGTTGAGTCTTGCCGTTACCAAAGCCACCATTGACAACTTGTCCCTGTGTAGTTCTACTGACTGAAATAATGTTTTCATATTCGTATTCGCCATAAAGAATCTCTGCAACTTGTTCTGACGAATTAATTTCAATTAAAACATATGCTTCGTTGTATTCTTTGCCTACCCTGTAGATGACTGATGGGTACAACAATGGACTAATTTCATTATTCTTGTACTTACCGACAATTCTGTACGGCATTTTTGTTATGTCTATGATTTGAAATGCTGAATAGTCACCACCAATGCCTTTAGCTGTGTCTGCAATGATACAATAAGAATGGTCTTTTTCTACTTTTGTGTATATATCTAGTCCATCTTTTTGATAGATAGGTGAATCAGCAGACATTTGTGCAATTGAATCTGAAGCAATGAGTGTGAGACTAGAACCTAAGAAGTTGCAGAGAACCTCTTGATTGAACTTCAATTCACCGAGTAGTCTACGCTGTTCAGATGCCCATTTTTCATCACGACCGGGAATTTCCCAGTATGGAATAAACAGATTGACGAATCCATTTCTGTCGTTTTCTGCGTCATTCCAGAACTTCCAGAAATGATTGTATCCTAGTGGGGTAGAACTTAACAGAATCTTTGTTGTTTCACCAGCAGAAATCGTAGGATAAACTGAGGTAAAGAATTGTTCTGCTACATTATTCGGTATGATAGCGGCTTCGTCAACGTACAATAAGTTAACAGACTTACCACGAATACCTGATGTGCTTGTTGCCGCAGTGAAAACTACTGAGCCATTTTCTAAAGCAATGTCACCTTTGTTCCACGTAGTGACGCCTTGCTGAAGCCATGTAGGAAGATTCTCATACATGATTTGATATCTATTTAAAACTTCTCTAGCCGCAGTAGCTTTGTTTGCCAGAATCGCAACAGTCTTGCTAGATTGAAATAGAGTGTACCAAAGAATGTAAGCGGCTGAGGTTGTTGTCTTACCTTGCTGGCGACCTTCCATAAGAATAACTTTACGATTCTCATGGATAATCTTTACTTTATTCTTTTGACAATCATACAGTTTGAATGACTGGAGCCCATGGTCTAGCGTGACAATCTTACAATAACTTTCAATGAAGTATATCGGATCGTCAGCACACTT